GAAGAAGTGATCCGTGTTGACCAAGAAGGCTTCCACTACAACGGTCAGTTCATTGCTGATGCCGGTGAAGCGCATCGCTTGCTGGTCGAGTTTCTGAATAAGCACACCGCCTAGTCATTACCACTAATCACCCATGACACAACAACATTCCATCACTCCACCGCCGGAGCTGGTAGAGCAGTGGTGTGAACAGCTTTTTGGCTGCCCAGATAAACCAGAAATCGCTGCGTATGAACTAGTACGGCTTGGTGCCCAATGGGGCGCTGATCAGGAGTTAAAGGCGTGCGTGGACTGGATCAGTAAACAGGACTGGACGTGGACAAGCGCTCAACTCCGCGCCGCACGCCGTCCCCAGCCACCGAGCTTGAAGGAAAAACTGACAGAGGCGCTTTACAACGAAGACATTGGCACAGCTCTCAGACTGGTGAGGCAGCTCGATGACTGAATTAGAAATTGGTCTGCTCGTTGCTGGCGCGTTTCTTGGTGGAGTTTTTATTGGGAGCTTAAGATGACTGAACACAACCTCCCCGATAAAGACGATGCTCCTTGGCTCGACTGCATGGATGGGTTTCAGACTGAAGACTGGGTAACACGCGCAGCTCAAGAATCCCGCGCTTCGCTCTCAGCTTCTTGCTATTGCTGCCGAGCTTGAAGCCCAGTAGTCACCTTCTCTAGTCAACTTCTAATTTGATTCAAGTTTGAAGTTGGCCAGTCCACGTCGCTAGGCGGGCAACCGGCCTACTCAACTGGTTGCACTCCTACTAACCTGCTACTGAACACGGTTTTACCATGGCCGCCACCTTTACGTGGAGTATTAACACCCTTGAGCGCGAAACCGACGACGGCTTTGTTTTTACCGCTCACTACACCGTCAACGCTGAAGACAGCACCTACTCGGCTGGTGCATATGGCAGCATCGGCTTTGAACGTCCCGAAAACCTCATCCCGTACAACCAACTCGACGAGCCAACTGTGATCGGCTGGGTCAAGGAAGCCCTGGGCGGTGACGAGAAAGTTGCCGAGATTGAAGCTGCACTGCAAGCTCAGATTGACGAGCAACGCAGCCCTAGTAAGCAGGCAGGCGTGCCCTGGTAAAAGGGTGGCAGGTGGCCGGTCCTCACGCGGTGCCGGCCTCGCCGCAGCCTGCCACTGCGGATCGCCTAAACGCCTCAAAAGGGTTTAGGTGTCAAGCTTAGCAGGTAGCTAAGCTAATGGCATGATCGAGCTGATCGCTGCTATCGCCGGGGCGTCGATCTCCGTTGCTGCAATGGGCGCGATGGGCTTTAGCCGCCGCAATGATGAAGCGCGGGATGCGGTCATTCGGTTGACCAGCGCAGTAGAGCACATAGCCACCCAACTTGAAGTGCTCGGCAGCGACATCAAAGAAGACCGCAAGGAAACCTTTACGCGGCTGAATACGGTTGAGCAAAGGGTATCTAAGCTAGAGGGACGGCCGCATGCTTAGCCATGGATCGCATTGCTGATTACGTTGCTTTAGCGGTCGCTATTCATGGCGTCGCGTTGATCGTGGTCAACTTGACGCCAACACCAAAAGACAACAAAGCACTAAGAAAAACCGCCAAACTTGCGGTCAAGCTTTATAGGGCTATTGAAGTGCTTGCTGGTGTTGTCACTCCATTGGTTAAGCGATGATCAAGCTATCCGACCTGTTTAAATACTACAAACACGGCACGCCGCATCAAATGGCAGCCGTGTCTGAATTAGAAGCTGAGCTATTAAAGGTTGCGCCTGAAGTCTTCAATAGGGATCAGCATTGGTACAAGACCTGGCAAGCTGGCGGCAAGTTGCATAATTATGAGCCAGCCATAAAGCTCATTAAAGAGTTCGAGGGCGTGCACCTCAGTGCATACCCGGACCCATTGCACGGATGGGATGTGGCAACGATTGGCTATGGAGCCACGCGCTACCCAGATGGTCGCAAGGTGCAACGCAGTGACAAGATCACCGTGATTGATGCCGATCAGTTACTAGCGCTTGAGGTGGAGCGCATTGCCACAAAACTGCGCAACCGCGTGCCGTTTTGGAATGAGATGACGGGCAATAAGCAATGCGCGTTGATCTCCTTTGCCTACAACCTCGGCGCCGGCTTCTACGGCAGCACTGGCTTTGAAACAATCAGCAAATGCCTTGTCGGCAAGGACTGGCAGGCAGTGCCAGCAGCAATGGAGCTATACCGCAACCCAGGCAGCGCCGTAGAGGCAGGTTTGCTGCGTCGTCGCCGCGCAGAAGGCAGGCTATGGGCTGGTGAGCAGCAGCAGGATCCAGCCAAGCTGTCGCCCAATAGTGCATTTACAGCTCGCATCACACCGCACGTGCAGCTTGGTGAGTTTGCGCTATTTCAAGAAGCACGGCGCTTTGACCATCAATATCAGCTCGACACGGCAGCAGAGTTAGCGGCATTCCTTGAGCGTGCACGTGTCAAGTTTGGCGGCAAGCCTGTGGTCATCACCAGCGGCTACCGCCCGCGTGCCATCAATGCAGCGGTAGGTGGCTCCAGTGGCAGCGAGCACCTATACGACGCACCCGACGTTGGTGCAGTTGATTTCTATATCCGCGAGGTCAACATCAACCACGTGCAAGAGTGGTGCGATCAGAACTGGCCGTATTCGCTCGGCTACGGCGCACCTAAAGGATTTGTGCATTTAGGAATGCGTCGCGGCAAGCCAAAGGTACGATGGGATTATTGAGCCCACTGCGTGGATCACTGCATTGATGGCGCAAACCTCATCCCAAAACGCAGTGCAAAACATAGATTCAGACAGCAAATCTTTGAGGCATGGCAGCATCAATGTGCCTACTGCGGAGATGCAGCTGACACATTAGATCACGTCAAGCCGCGCCACAAAGGTGGCGCTACTGTGACGAGTAACCTTGTGCCAGCTTGCAGGCCATGTAATCGAAAGAAGGGCAGCGAAGAATGGCAGCAATGGTTCAATCAGCAGGATTCCTATCTGCTAGATCGTGAGCTTGCTGTGCTGCACTGGATTCAAGCATCTGATGATAGAACACCCTAGCCTGCCATTCTTGCTGGTGATCTTTACACATTCCCGCTAGGCAGACCCTCCAGACGTTCCCGACTTTCTGTATTGTTGGCGCCAAGTGGGGTGCCTGCCAGCGGGTTACCTATCAGCATACGAAGGCGGCTGATGCCACGCCTTTGTATTTCGCACATGCGTGCACGTGACAGGCCCATGCGCTTTTCTAGGTCATTCCATGGCACTGGATTGCGACTGTTGCGTGCGTAAATGATTTCACGTGTGCGATCGTCTAAATGCTCATCGCAATAATCACGCACTGTTTCAAGCTGCCAATCGTACTCAACGTCGTATTGTCTTTTATCGGCAATGATGTCAAGAATGTTAGATGATTCATCTTGCGCAGGCTTATCAAGGCTTGTGACTCGATAAGACTGCTGCAATGTGTCGGATATCACCTTAGGGGTCACATCAAGCACTGCGGCAAGCTCCGCCATGGTTGCTGTGCGTCCGTGCTCTTGCGCAAATGCCTGCGCTGTTTTGTTCAGCTTGATCAGCATTTCATGCACGCCAAGCGGCAGCCTGATGATTGGATCGTATTGAATCAATGCACGCCCGATGGATTGACGGATCCACCAGTAGGCATATGTGCTGAACTTATACCCGCGAGTGTAGTCAAACAGCTCGACAGCGCGCGCAAGACCGATGTTGCCCTCCTGGATCAGATCCAGCATGTCAAGCGTTTGCGTGTTGCGCCTGCTGTACTTGCGTGCAACATGCACTACAAGCTGCAGGTTGGATTGCATGAACTTTTGCCGCGCGCGCTCACCGCTGCGTAGCTCGCGGCGTTCTTGCATTGTCAAAGGTCTTTCAAGATCCTTTAATTCCCTCCACTTTGAAACTCGGCGGCCAAGTTGTATCTCTTGTTGCGGTGTGAGTAGTGGATACCGCGCGATACTGTTCAAGTAGTCGCCAATAGCGTCAGACATGGAGAATCCGTTAGTGCATACAATGGAAGCACAATTCCACGGTGCTGCCAATGCTGCGCAGCTACGTGCGTTACATGCTGCAGCAGATTGGGGCGGACTGCTGGAATATGCGCTGCTGCTAGCCGAGCAAGAAGCAAGCCAGCGGTCTCAAATCCACTGGCTTGCGCAGGAAGCGTCGGCAGCGTTGCGGACTGGTCTAGAGCAGTGGCACCTAGATGCCGCTGAGGAACTGCTTCGAGGCCGTCGTCGTGATGTCTGAGTTGTAATGGCCTGTGACGCTGTAGCTGGTCACCGGCTGCTGGCTCATGCGGAAGAACACCATCTGCCCGATCTTTAGACCAGGCCACAACGGCAGCGGCAAGATTTGGCGCGAGTTCTTCAGCTCTAAGGTCAACACGCTGCCATGCCAACCGGGATCGGCGTAACCAGCGTGCAGGTTTTCGTAGCCTTCCCGCGCACGACTTGACTTAAGGAAAAACAGGCCGGCAATGTTCTCCGGCATGTTGAACACTTCAATCGTCTGCGCAAGGATGAACTGCCCAGGCTTCAGCTCGTAAGGATTTTCCGCCGTGCGTCCCGCAATGCTGAGCGGCCGCATGTTGAGGTTTTCGGCAGACTCGATCATGATCGTGTCACCAAGCCGTAAGTCAAGGCTGGCAGGATTGATCAATGCCTCGTCGTAATTCGGCACCATGCCATCGGTGCACAGCGCTTTGATCTCGTAGTCGCAGAGGATTGTCATTGGTTGAATGGGTAGTTGGTCTGATTATTCGGGCAGCGCCTCCAGTGCGCGGCGGATGGTGTCAGCCTGTATTCCGCTTAAACAGCCCCTATCAAAAGCAATGCGCAAATCGTCAAGCGCCAGCTCCTTCAAGCTCGGCGGCTTGGGGCGGCGGGCCGTGCGGAGTCTGCTGGTGGCTGCTCCGTAACCATTCAGTATCAGCCACTCACAGCACGCCTCCAGCTCTGTGTCTGCACCCCATTGGGCGGCGTGACGAGCTAAGTCGTACTTAGTACTGTGATCTTGCATCCACTGCTCCATCAGCTCTGGCGGTGGGGTGATGGGATGTTGTTGTGTCATTCAAGCCAGCTCCATGCAATGCGTTGGCAGATGCGCCATGCGTGTTTCTTGTCGATGCCGTAGCGTTCTGCTAGTTGTCTGTAGCTGTTACCAGCAATACGCAACTGGCGCAGTTCGCGCACGTGATCTTCTGTAAGAAACGCGGCGTAGTTTGCCTCGCCGCGCTTGAACGGATCACTCATCTACATGCAACAGCAACCTGCGCATGTACCAATCAGCTTTGCCGTAATCCTGATCGGTATTACCCTTGTGCTCGGCACGCCATAGGTATTTGATGACGTTGCCTTTGCAGTAAGCGCGAAAGCCATCATCACCAAGTGCTGCTTTAATGGCTTGGATGCACTCAATGTCGCCGTGCTTGTAATGCGGCGGATGATTGACAAGATCACTCATCACCTAAAGCCTCTGCCATGTCGCGGCGGATCAGATCAGCAATGCGCTGTTGATACAGCCCGGTGTAGGTGCAGCAGGTTCGGCCGCTTTGCTCGTACAACCACTGCAGGTAATCATCACGGCGCTGCTCAGTTTTGTGGTTGATCATCTTGCGTCAGCTCCAGGAGTTCAAGAATATGCGCGGCAAATGCCACGTGTGTCATCACTGCATGGGTGCCGGGAGGGCGCCCGTAAGACGCCTCCCACCACTCCTTGAATGCAATGTCAAGTGTGGTTTGATTCATCAGAACACAGGCTCCTCGCTGGTGGTTGCTGCGCCGCGTGGCATGAATTCAAAGCGCTGGATGCTGAGCACATGCTTGCTGCGCTTAGCGCCGGTTTCCTTGTCGTTCCACTCTTGCCGGCGTACGGCACCGGTTACAAGGATGCTGTCGCCTTTTTTGAGCTTATCAACGATCAGCTCAGCGGACTTACCCCAGACCTCGCAGTCGATTGCGTTATTAATCCAGTTGCCATCTTTGTCTTTGCCTTCCTGGATGCCACCTGCGAAGTTGGCAACCATGGTGCCAGATTCAAAGGCACGTAGTTGCGGGTCGGTGATGATGCGAACAATGCCGGTTGCGTAAAGGCTCATGTCAGTTCAGTGGTGTGATGCCATTGGCTTCTTCAAAAGCCAAGACTTGTGCGAGGGAATAGCGGACACGTGGCGTGCCAGCCGGTAGGCCAATGCGTGGTGCAGTGACGTAAGCAGGGCCAATGCCACGTGCACGTTGGTTCTTGATGGCGGCTGGCTTCAAGCCCCAACGTGCTGCCAGCTCATCAGTAGTGAGGAATGGTTCAGTCATCAGCGAAGGGATCCTCTGAAGGGGTATCAGACAGAACCGCTTCGCGCTCTACAGCAAGGCGCAGCAACTCATCGTTCTGCTCATCGCTGAGATCAGGCTTGCGCTTATCCATGCGCGCTACCACCTCCTGCAGCTTGTCGAGCGTGTCGGCTTTGGCAATAGCAGCCTTGCCGGCTTGGAACAGCTTGGCATCGCCTGCGGGGAGCGCGGGTGCAGCGGTAACGGTC